CAGATGATATTAACCACCCAGGATTTCAAATGGAAATTCTATATGAAGAAATGTGGGGTGTCAAACCTGAAGGTGAATTCTATAATGCTTATAAGCTTGTCAAATCATTTAGAGATGGTATGCAAAAAGCTTTATGGGTAAACAAAGGAAATCCAAATGCATTCGCTTTACAAAATGCACTAACAGCAATGAGTCAAGATGCTGATGCAGTGAAAGCTATTCAAAAGAAAGTAGGTCAATATGATTGGCTTATTGGTGCTGATGGTGATTCACATAGAGATACGCTTATGTCATTCATTACTAAAGACGCATTGCAAGATCTTGTATGGTTTAATACACGTGCATTAGGTTTAGCATCTGTCTACAAGGAAGAGTTAGTTAAGTGAAGAATTGGATCTTTGTAACAGGAGCTCCAGGATCACATTGGAGTGGTGTAGGTCAAGAGCTTAGATTTAATCATCACGCTGATATAACTGATTATACTGCTGACAAAGAATACATGCATGGTAAATTCAGTGGTCATAAGGGAAACTATTATGGCCCTGGAATGCAGTATGGACAATGGCTAGAGAATAAAAATAGCTTAGGTACAAAAGAACAATGGATTGATGAAATCAATAAGAGTTTCTCTGGTCCAGAAGATCAAGTGAAAGTAATTATGTCACATCACTTTGCTCATTACTTAGATCAGATCAAAGATATGTTTCCAGAGAGTCAGATCGTTGCATGTCTTCGTGACTGTGATGATTGTATGGAATGGTGGAAGAAAGCTGGTGGATGGGATATAACTTATCCATCTTATGAATGGTATAGAGATGATATCAAAATGAAGCATGAAATATATTATCAGAACAAAGCGATTATCCATTGGGTACAGAAGAGAAGTGTACCAGAAAACACACAATTAAGTAATAAACACAAAGACCTAAAGGTTTACGTGTATAAATAGAATTGGATATGCCGAAATAGGTCGGGTATTCATTTTATAACCTTGCTATAATATAGGAGGACAATTATGTCAAACTTAGCATTTAACTTCCCAAGGGATACGTTCCTTGGATTTGATCAACTTTTTGAAACACTATCAACAGTACCATTCAACGGAACTACAGAAGCACGTAGCGCTGGGTACCCACCATATAATGTTATTCGAAAAGCTGATGGTCATTTTCTTATTGAGATTGCTGTTGCAGGATTCGGTAAAGATGACATAGACCTAACTCTCGAGAAGGGAGTTTTGACTGTCACTGGTAATAGACCTGTTGGCAGTAAAGATAGAGACTACGCACATCGTGGAATCTCTTCAAGAGGATTTGAAAGACAATTTACTATAGCTGATACCGTACAAGTTATTGGTGCAGATATCGTAGATGGTTTGCTTGTCGTTGCTCTGGAAAATAACATTCCAGAAGAGGATAAGCCTCAAGTCATTAAGTTAGGAAAACTCAACAAAGCAGCAACTTTGCTGCTAGGTTAAACACTAAGGAGCGTTATGGCATATTCAGAAAAGGTTTTAGATCACTACAATAATCCACGCAATGTGGGTAAGATGGATCCCAAGGATCCCACGGTAGGTACTGGTATGGTTGGCGCTCCTGCTTGCGGAGATGTAATGCGTCTACAAATAAAGATTGTAGATGATATATGTATTGATGCCAAATTTAAAACGTATGGCTGCGGTTCAGCAATCGCTTCTAGTTCACTATTAACTGAATGGGTTAAGGGTAAATCAGTCTCAGAGGTTCAAGCAATAAAGAACACTGAAATTGTTGAAGAACTTAATCTACCACCAGTGAAGATACACTGTAGTGTATTAGCAGAAGATTGTATCAAGTCAGCAGTCAAAGATTATATTGATAAACAACCAAGGATTCACAGATAATGAATGATTATAAATTAATCCGACTTACGTCGGGCGAAGAGATACTAGTAGAAATTAAAACAAGAGGAAAGGAAATAACCACGGTAAAAGACCCTGTACTATTAATTCCAGATCCTGGAGCTCAAGGTAGAATAACCTTTGTACCATATTTGTCTTATTGTGAGATGGATGAATTAGATATTAAAGAAGAGCATATCATGTTTATAGTTGAGCCTGAAGAAGGCTTAAAGATGAAGTATCAAGATATGGTTGATGGCAAAATTAAACTTGCAGTCCCTCCTCAACAGGAAATATTTACATAGAGGTATGTACTTTACGTGGTATCATGTTATAATGGTACCATGACAAATTCTTTCTATACTAATGCTTTCCGTCACGGGAAGGTAATCAAATACATGGGATATGAGGAAGGCAAGAAAGTCTCCTTCACTATTCCATACAAACCAACCCTATTCGTTACCAACAAAGGTAACAATGCACATGACTGGAATGCCTTAGACGGTACTTCCGTTGAGCCTATTGTATTCGGTTCAATGGGTGAAGCCACTGACTTCGTCAAGTCTTATGCTGATGTCCCTGGCTTTAAAGTCTATGGCAATACAAATTATGTTGTACAATATCTTAATGATCAATTCCCTGGCGAGATCAAGTGGGATCGTAATACAATTAATGTTACCTCATTAGATATAGAATGTAAGTTCGGCGATGGTTTCCCTGAGCCTAAGCTGGCTGATCAGGAAGTAACAGCAATCACGATGAAGAATAACATAGATGATATCTATTACACATTCGGTTGTGGTGAGTATGATGTAGACAAAGCATTATTACAAACCCATGAAGTGGTTTATATCAAGTGTGCAGATGAGAGAGAACTCTTACACAAATTTGTTTATCATTGGTCTAAGACTTCCCCTGATGTTATTACCGGCTGGAACTGTGAGTTCTTTGATATACCATACTTAATTAATCGGATAAGACGTATCTTCGATAATGGTAGAGAGAAGTTCTTATCACCATGGAAGATGATTGATGAGCGTGAGACACATACAGGCTTCGGTCAATCCACAATCAAATACGAAATCAAAGGTGTTGCCATCTTAGATTACATGGCCATCTTTAAGAAGTTCGGTTATTCATATGGTCCACAAGAATCATATAAGTTAGATCATATTGCAAGTGTTGTACTCGGTGAGAAGAAGCTTGACTTCGGTGAAGCCTCTGACCTAAATGAATTACATGCGAATGACTATCAAAAGTTTATTGATTATAATATAAAAGACGTAGAGCTAATCGATCGTATGGAAGACAAGCTCGGCCTTATTAGTCTATGTCTAACCATGGCATATAAAGGTGGTGTTAACTATGAACAGGTACTTGGCACTGTGGCTATATGGGATTCACTGATCTATCGTGACTTACATTCTAAACGTATAGCTGTACCTATGAATGAGGAATCATTTAAAGGTGCATACCCCGGCGGTTATGTTAAAGAACCTCAAGTAGGTATGCATGACTGGGTATGTTCGTTCGACTTGAACTCTCTGTATCCATCAATCATTATGCAATACAATATGTCTCCCGAGACTATCCTTCTTGATGATGAACCTAATGTTACTGTTGAAACTGTATTAGCTAAACAAGTAAAGAATACCACACCTGATACAGCCTTAGCTGTCGGCGGTACACGGTTCAGTACAAAGAAGCTTGGCATATTACCATCAATCATTCAAGAGATCTATGATGACCGTGTCAAATTCAAGCAAGCACAACTTAAAGCTGAGCAAGAGCTTGAGCTTACTGCCACCAAGTCTGAAGTGTATGGTCTAGAGAAACGTATTGCTATTGCCAAGAACCAACAGATGGCATTAAAGATCCTACTCAACTCTTTGTATGGTGCGATGGGTAATAAATGGTTTAGATACTTTGACATGCGTATTGCCGAAGGTATTACATTAACTGGTCAAGCAACCATTCGTTGGGCAGAGAATAACCTTAATGATTACTTAAACAAAGCATTGCAAACTAATAAAGATTATGTTGTTGCCATTGATACAGACTCGGTCTATGTTACCCTTAATGAATTCGTTGAAAGACTCGGCCCTAATAATCCTATTGACTTCCTTGATAAGATGTGTTCAGGTGCATTAGAAGGTGCACTCACTAAATGCTATGATGAATTATATAATACCCTCGGCGGTATTGAGAACAAGATGGTCATGGGTCGTGAGGTAATTGCTTCTCGTGGCATATGGACAGCCAAGAAGAGATACATATTAAACGTACATGACAATGAAGGTGTTCGTTATGCCCAACCTAAGTTAAAGATTATGGGTATCGAAGCAATCAAATCATCTACCCCGGCCATATGTAGACAAGCACTCAAAGATATATTCAAGAGGATCATCGATACTGATCAGGAAACTGTGCAAGATGACATAGCAAACTTCAAGGTTGCCTTTAAAAAGGCATCGGCTGAAGAGGTAAGCTTCCCTCGTGGTGTAAACAATCTAAACAAATGGAATAATCCGTATCCAGACAAAGGTGAGAACGTATACAAGAAGGGTACACCAATCCATATTCGTGGGGCAATCCTCCATAACAATTTAATTGTATCAAAGAAGTTAGGTAGATCTATTCAGAAGATCACTAGTGGAGACAAGGTCAAGTTTACATATCTTGTCAAGCCAAATCCTATCAAAGAGAATGTTATTGCATTCGTTGATTATCTTCCAAGGCAATTTAATCTTGAGCAATATGTAGATTATAATTTACAATTCGAGAAGACATTCTTAGGTGCAATCGAACCTGTGTTAGAAGCAGTTGGATGGACCAGTGAGAAACGTATTACACTCGAAGATTTTTTTGTATAAAAGTATGTACATTCAAGCAATGTATGATATAATATTATTAACAGTTAAAAAAGGAGACACATGAGTACAAATTGGGTAAGTGATATTAATTTAATGCATCAGAAATATGGTGTACATAAATGGATTAAGACAGCAACACCATTCCAGCTTAAGAAGTTCATTGAATTCCGTCTTGATTTTATCAAGGAAGAGTATGATGAAACACGTGAAGCTATGGTAACAGAAGATGCTGAAGAGATCGTAGACGGTCTTATTGATCTGTGTGTTGTTGCTATTGGCACATTAGATGCAATGGGTATTAATTCTATTAATGCATGGGATGCAGTGCTAGAAGCAAATATGGCAAAGGATGTTGGTGTGAAAGAATCAAGACCAAATCCATTAGGTCTACCAGATCTAATTAAGCCTGCGGGTTGGACAGCACCAAGTCATGAAGGCAATCATGGTATTATACCAAATGCTTTTGTGGATGAAGCTGAAGCAGAAGAAGATCGTATTGCTAGATCAACAGGAAAAGCCTGGAGTACCGATGAACGTATGGATATTATTGGTCAAAATGGTAATGATGGTTTACACTATCCACCTCCAGGACCAGACGGTTACACTCCACATCCAGGACCATTAGATGGTACGGGTGAACGTGAACCAATTGACTTTTACAAAGATTCAGAATACATTAGATTATATGGAGATAAGAATGAAGATAATTAAAGAAGATATTACGTATGACATGTGGTTACAAATGTATAAAGATACAAATGTAAATAAAATTACTTTAGAAGAGCATACTAAATATGCTAGACTCTTTGCAGCTTGGAAGGCTGGCAATGTAGAGAGAGTTACTGTTTGAAATCCCTTACCTTATTTAAATCTGTATTTGATAATAAGACACATAAGCGTGTAGACTTCAATGACTATGCTGCATTTGAAAGATTGTTCTTTGACTTGGCTGCCCTACCACTCAAAGATAAGAAGTCTGCCACGCTAATATCACCAGCAATATATGAACCAGACACCACTCGTTCTAATGCTAGTGTGATAGGATGGGCTGGTTGGTGTGCAGTAGATGTCGATGAACATATATTTGATGGAGATCTTGAGAAAGAATTGCTTGACAACTACGGTCAATGGAATCACATCGTATATTCTACTGCATCATCCACTATAGAACATCCTAAGTTTAGGATAGTATTCCCACTCACTGAAGATGTACCTAAAGATAAGATCAAACATTTCTGGTATGCATTGAATAAAGAGTTAGGTGATATTGGTGATCCTCAAACAAAAGACTTAAGCCGTATGTATTATGTCCCTGGCACTTATGAAGGTGCATATAACTTTATATTTAATTGTTTTACTGGTATGGATATGAATCCGTATGATATAATGGCTAAGCATGATTACGTAGAGAGATCAGGTAGTTTATTAGATAACCTACCACCAGCAATTAAGAAGGCTATGCTTGCTCATCGTAAGAATGAAATGACTAACACTACTATCACATGGAACAATTACAAAGACTGTCCATTTGTTAATAAGAAAATGGTTAAAGAGTATAACTTGATAACCGACACAGGTTGGTATACAAAGATGTATGCCATTATGGTTTCAATTGCAGGTAATGCTATACGCAAGAAGTATCCAATCACTGCTGGAGAGATCACTACATTATGCAAGGAGATAGATTATGAGAACGGAAACTGGTACAAGTCAAGACCCTTCGACAAAGAAGCAGATAGAGCAATTGAATTCGTTTACGGAAACGTTTAATCAAAAAGATATAGACCCTAAGCGTCTATACGACAGAGCATTCAAAGAGTCTGAAAAGATTACTTGGAACCCTAACAACAGAACACCTGAAAAGATATTAGAAGACTGCATGATGGGTCAATGTGCTGAGTTATATCTAATAGATAAGTGCGGTTATACAGATAACCCTAATGGATTCATGGATGTGTTTGATCTTGAAGGACGTGAGATTGAAGTAAAGGTTACACGTGGTGAACACAACGTAAAGTTTATGTTAGGTGATCTGTTAGTTCGTAAAGTAGAATGGGGATATCACGTAGCTAATATTGTTATAGTATATCTGTATGATCCTAAAACTGGTGATTATACCTTCTTAAATGAATACAATTTTAATGGTACAGACTATGTACTTTCACTATAAACTATGTTATAATATACCTATATATTTAATAAAGGAATCACATGCAAAAAACATCTATATTAGTTCTGCAAGAATGTGCAGAGCTTCAATCTAAAAAGTCAGAAGACTATCAAAATCCAAATTCACAAGTAAAACAAGCAATGCATTATCGTCGTGGCGTAGACTCTATCCATGATACTATGCACGGCAAAATGCTTCGTGCTCAATCTTTACTTGAATCCGGCCAAGCCAATAACTTCGAATCACTAGAAGACACGTACAAAGATCTTATTAACTATGCATCTTTTGCTGTTGCTTATATTCGTGGCGAGATGGAAGGCCAGGATCCTACCCTTGATTACTTAAACAATCCTAAAAATGCTGATTAAACCACATGTAGTACAAGATGTAAGAGATTACTTCGTATCATCTAAGAATCATAAATTCAATATGACTACCGATAAAACCGGTGTTAAATGTATTGAACTTATCGGTGCAAGCTTTCATGCAAATGAACCAGCCATATTCGGTGAACCTAACCTAGAGTATATTAAACGAGAAATCAAATGGTATCAGTCTCAGTCATTAAATATAAATGACATATACGGTACTGAGCGTAGTGCTCCTGAAGCATGGAAGTATGCTGCATCTCCTGAAGGCTTTATCAATTCAAACTATGGTTACTTAATATATTCTAAAGAGAATGGTTATCAATATGATAATGTGTTAGAAGAATTAAAGTCAGCACCAGATGGTCGTAGAGCCACAATGATCTATACTCGTCCAGACATATGGGCTGAGTACGACTACTTAGGTATGTCTGACTTTATATGCACAAACTCAGTAGCTTATTATATACGTAATGGCAGATTAAACTGTTGTGTGCAAATGAGATCTAATGATGTTGTCTATGGTTATAAGAATGATTATGCATGGCAACAACACGTGTTAGAAGAATTAGCATATGATCTTCATATAGAAGCAGGTAAAATGATATGGCAAGTACAGAACTTACATGTCTATGAAAAACACTTTGACTTAATACAACCTATCCATAATAGATGAATAAATGGCTTAACGAAGAAGCACTTGATGTGCTAGTTAATTATTATTATCCTAAAGCTGGATGGCTGCAGGATAATGTTAATTGGGGACCATTAGATTACGAAGGACCCGAAGCTAACTCTATTATAGATGATCCTTTATTACAGAAGATAGACATATATGACTGTAAGACAAGGAATGCCGCTGGCTTTTCTAATGTATTACAAGACTTACACTTTGGTTCTAAGACTCCTAAATGGAGATGGCAGAATGAAAGACGTAGAGAGATTAACACATGGAATGATGAAATCACATGGGGTTTATCAACATGGTTTTTTGTTATGATGTGTCATCGTATTACAGGTTCTGGTGCATCATTTGAAAATGACCATGGATATCGTAATAACATTATACAATATTGGGGCACACAATTTGCTAAGAATGGTATAAAGGAAATGTGCGAAGATATGATAAAGAGTAAAGAGCGAGGACCGATCTTTACTTCTATTGGTAACCAACCACCAGCACCTAAAAAAGGTTTTAGTAACGTAGACTTTATGACACAAGAATTGCCTAAGCTAATGTTTCAATTTACCGATTGGTTATTGTATGAAAAGATTGACGGTAAAGAAATGAAAACTCATAAACAGATTGTAGACTTTTTGAATGAACATAATAAAGCTGCAGGTCATAGGAAGTTTAACTTTCAATATGCAGCATTCTCTATGGATATGTCAGACTATTATCCTACAGCAGTAGATCAAGATTCACATACCTATTTAGGTAACAACGCTGTTCGTTGTATGAAGAAGTTATCTACAGGATATAAGGATGATGAGTTCATGAATATATTAAGAGAACGCACAGGCGGTAGACCAAAAGATCTTGAAGATGTGATGTGTGACTTTGTAAGGTTTGGTCAGAACTATGTACCAAGAGGTAACGGCACATTTGACCACATTTCAAGTACTATAACTAATAACAGCGGATGGGTATCTGGTTGGAAGCAAAGACAAGGTACGCCACCGGATACTAATACACTACCAATATAATGCCACATAACAAACACGTAGAAGACGGATTCAACATTGATGTTGGAATGATGCAGCCAGATGAAGCAAAGAACTATTACTTAGATCTTGCTGGTGATTGGGAAGATCCTAATCCTCCTCCACGTATTGTTATGCATGAAAGTATAAGAGTTGTACGTGATGATGACTTAGTTGGATCAAAGGTTCGTGGCGGTGATTGTTTAATATCAAGTATTAAAGAAAAGATTATTGTATATGTTCAACCAAGGACTGGGTTAGCTGGCGTTTCAATTTTAGATGTTGCTAATAGACACAATAAGAGTGTACGTTTATTTATGCCTTCATCTAAAAGAATATCA